TATAAGCAGCTCGGGCCGGTGGCCTCCTGGAAGACCATCGAGGAGTGGCGGCGGAAGCTGGCCACGCACGGCGGCGACACCTTCGCCCTGGCGGACCTGCGCGGCCGCGCCCGCCGTGGCTCTTGTGGCCTCACTCCTGAGCAGACCGACATCCTGCTGCGCTGCGTGTTGCGGCCAAACCGCCCCCGCGTCTCCGAGGCAATCCGTATGGCACACGCGGCCATGCGGGTGAAGGGGATCGCCAACGGCCACAGCGCCGCCACCTATCGCCGCTGGCTGCGCGGCTGGGTCTCGACCCACTACGACCTCTGGGTTTTTACCCGCGAAGGGGCCAAGGCCTGGAACGACAAGTGCGCCATGTACATCGAGCGCGACATGAGCCTGCTCAATGTGGGCGACGTGATCGTGGCGGACGGCCACAACCTCAATTTTGAAATCCTGAATCCCTGGACAGGCAAGCCAAAACGCATGGCCATGATTCTCTTTTATGATATGGCCAGCAACATGCCCCTGGGCTGGGAGCTGATGCCCACCGAAAACACGCAGGCCATCTCCAGCGCCCTGCGCCGCGCCATCCTGCGCCTGGGCAAATACCCGAGGGTGGTCTATCTGGACAACGGCAAGGCCTTCAAGAGCAGGTTTTTCGCCGGGTCGGCCGGGTTCGACGAGGCCGGTTACTCGGGCCTTTACGAGCGGATCGGCTGCCAGACCATCTTCGCCTGGCCCTACCACGGGCAGAGCAAGACCGTGGAGCGCTTCTTCGGCACCTTCGCCGAGCTGGAGCGCTGGTGCCCGACCTACACCGGCACGTCCATCGAGCGCAAGCCGCCCAGGATGATGCGCGGCGAGACGGTCCACCGCCGCATCCATGAGAAGGCGCACGGCGAGGGCTTCTGTGTCACCATGGAGCAGGCGCACATGGCCATTGCGGCCTGGTTCGACGTTTACGCCAGCCGTCCCCAGCGCGGCCACCTGGCCGGAGCCTGCCCCCAGGAAGTATTCGAGGCTGGGCGGGGACCTGGGGTGGACAAGGCGGAGCTGGCCTTCCTGATGATGAGCGTGGAGATCAAGCACATCCACCGCAACGGCATCACCTTCCAGGGCCGCCACTACTACCACCCGGCCCTCGCCAACCGCCGCCACAAGGTGACCATTCGCTTCGACCTGCTCGACCAGGCATCCATATATGTGTACGACCAGGACGGGGAATACCTCTGCGAGGCGACGCCCATGGAGAAGGTTCACCCGGCGGCGGCCCATCTGGGCGACGAGGACGACAAAGCGGCCCTGCGCCGGCACATCGAGCAGAAGCGCGGCCAGGAGCGGGCCGCGGCCGGCAGCGCCAAGGCGTTGCTGGAACAGGAGGTCATGCCGGCCCATCAGCTCCAGATGGAGCAGATCGGCATGCTTGGCATGACGCCGAAGGCTGAGCCGAAATCCATAGAGCACAAGCAGCTCAGCCGGGAAGAGATCGCGGCGAGGATAGAAGAAGCGGAAGAGGCCGGGCGGATGTTTGCCGAGGCCGAGCAGGCGGCGCTCAATGAGGAGCTGGCCTACCTGAGCGAGTCCGACCGCTACGGGCGGTTGATGGAGATGGAGATGAAGGGCGAGGAGCTTTCCGCAGAGCACCGGACATTCCTGCGGCTGTACGAGCAGAGCGACGAATACAAGCGCGATGATTATTGGACCAGCCGCCGCGCGGCGCTGGCCATCGTCTACGGGCAAAAAGAAAAGGCGGCTGGTGACGCAGCCGCCGAAGAGTAACCCCTTAACCATTTTGCAAGGAGGTATGAGTGAAAGAAGTAAGTGTTTCGCCGAAATTTGTCAACAAGGTTCGCAATGTCCGCAACTTTCTGGCCATGGCCGACGCCTTGGCCCTCTCCGCCGGGGAGGGCAGACTGGCGGCGGTGGTCGGGCCGGCCGGGCGCGGCAAGACCAGGACGGCGCAATGGTATGCAGGTAACAACGAATGCACCTTCGTGCGCTGCCTTTCGATCTGGCGCCACAGCGAACTGGGCTTTTTGCAGAAGCTCTGCTACGAGCTGGGAGTCAAGAGGATCCCGCACCGGAAGGACCCGGCCTTCGCGGCGGTGATCGAGGCGCTCAACCAGCAGGGCGGCCGGCCGGTGTTCATCGAGGAGATCGAAAAGCTGCCCAGGATGCACCTGGAGCTGGTCCGCGACCTGTCAGACATCTCCACCGCCCCCTTCGTCCTGATCGGCGAGGAGGAGCTTGAGCACCACCTGAAACAGGTGCGCCGCATGTGGAACCGCACCTTCCAGCTGTTGCAGTTCGAGGCGCTGGACGTGGCGGACACGGTGGTCTTCGCCAGGGAAGCGGCCGGCCTCGGCCTGCCGGAAGACGTGGCCGAACTGCTCCTGCGGAACTCAGCGGGCTGCTTCCGGGTGATCAAGCGCGACCTGCAAAACCTGGCCAACATCATGAACGCCAAGCGGGCGGCGGCTCCGAACCTGGAGCTGACCAAGCTGGCGATCAAACAGAGCCTGAGGGGGTGAGCCATGGCGAATGCCTCATTTGCACAGAAGGTGCTCGACACCCTTGTCGTTTTGGCCCAGGACGGATCCGGCGAGGTGACGGTAACCGACCTCTCCGACGCGCTGATGCTCCAGACCACCCTCGAACACAAGCGGATGCTCAACACCCTCTCGGACCTCAAGCTCTCCGGCCGGGTCGCCCGGGTGCGGCAGGGGGTTTACTCCCCAGCCGACCGCAAGAGGCCGGCGGAGATCCGGGCCGTGATGTGGCGGATCTTGCGGATGCGCCGCAGCGTCACGCTGGAGGACCTCATGGAGATGGCCGGAGCCTCGCGGGAGTATGCGGCCGAGTGGCTGTACATGCTGGAGCGGCGCGGGGTGGTGCGCAAGCACTACCAGGGCGGCGGCAACAAGCCCCGCCTCTGGCAACTGCTCAAAGACAGCGTGGAAATGCCGGAAGACACCGAGAAGGCCGAGGCGCTCAAGCTGCTGCGCAGAAAGAAGAAGCAGCAGATCACCACCGCCCTGGACGACATCAGCGAGGCCATGGGCAGGGTGCGAACCATATTGAAAGAAATGGAGGACTGAACATGGGCGACAAAAAGATGATAACCCCGATCAGCCTGGCGCCCTCCTGCCGCGAGAAGTATGAACGGGTGGCGAAGGGTGTGCAGGAGGACATGCAGGCCGTGCGGCACGCCCTCAACGGCACCCTGACCCCGCCGTGGGGCAAATGGCTCCGGAGCCACCTGGAAAAGATCGAGGCCGGGGTTGTCTTCCTGGCCACGGGCGAGGAGCAGGGGCCGCTGCCGGAGCCCGCCGAGGGGTCGGTCGCCGATCGTCGCCGCCTGCGAATGTACGGTATCCTCACCGCCGCCTGCGACCACCTGGCCGCAAAGCTCGATGCCCCGGCCATCGCCGGCCAGGAGCTGGACGAGCTGGTCGCCATGTTCGGGATCTGCGCGGAAGAGATCCGCGACTACCGGGCGGCGGTCGAGATAGAGGCTGAGCTGCGGCAGGCAACGGATAACAACGGCCAGTAACGGCTGACAACGGATAACAATGGAGGATTGATATGGGTGCATGCAAGGTTTTATACAGGCCGGAACGCAGCGTGGGCGAGATCGCCCGGCAGATCATCGACGACGTGCTCGCCGCCCAGGCCGGTTTCGGCGGCCTGATCCAGGGCCGCGAGGATGCGGCCAGGGCGCTGTGCAACATCCAGCGCCAGGCCCGGCAGATGCTGGGCGTCGAGGAGCGCCAGGCGGCGCACCGGCTCGACGGCCTGGTGGAGCTGATCACCAGGATGGAGAATGGTGAGCCGATCCGAGTCAACGAGCTCCGGCAGACCCTGGTCACCATCGAGGTGGCGGCCGCCAAGATCAAGAGGCATTTGGGAGGGGTGGCCGATGGGCTGGAAAAGCCTGCTGCGTAAGGCGGCCTGGGCCGAGGGCAGCCAGGCGGCTGTGGCCCGCAGGATAGGGTATTCGCCGGCGGCCGTGAGCGCGGCCCTGACCGGCAACTACAACGGCGGCACCGAGGCGATAGCGGCCAAGGTGCTCGAAATCTACGGAGGCAAGAGCATGGAAGAGCAGACCCCCGAGGGGTACAAGAAGAACGCCGTGGGGCACCTGGTGCCCATCGAGGCGATCAAGGAGGAGGACCTGGCCCGCGACGAGTTCGTGCTGGCCAGCATCGAGCAGGCCCGCAGGATCGCCGAGCAGGTGGCGGCCTTCAAGCTGTCCCTCTCCGACGACATGCAGGCCTTCCTGGAGCTGGCCGCCGAGAAGTACCAGGCCAGGCTGGGCGGGGCCAGGGGCAACGTGACCCTGACCAGCTTCGACGGCAAGTACCAGGTGCTGCGGGCCATCAGCGACCAGCTCGACTTCGACGAAAACCTCCAGGCGGCCAAGGCCCTGATCGACGAGTGTCTGCGCGAGTGGACCCGCGACAGCCGGGTGGAGATCAAGGCCCTCATCGACCAGGCCTTCCAGGTGGACAAGAAGGGCAAGATCAACGCCAAGCGCATCCTGGGCCTGCGCAAGCTCAACATCAAGGATCCCACCTGGCTGCGGGCCATGGAGGCCATCGGCGACGCCCTCACCGTCACCGGCAGCCGCACCTACTTCCGCCTCTATGAGCGGGACGAGCGCGGCAACTACCAGCAGATACCGCTTGATTTTTCGGGCATATAAAGGAGACCGGCATGGACTATGAAGCATTGGGCAGATACACGGCGGAGCTTGAAATAGCGGCCAGGGAGCGCAATCGTATTCTCGGCGACCTCTCCCGGCTGATCCGGCAAACCATCGACACCAGCGTCAGCGGCGTGGCGGCCATGGATTTCGATTGCGGCCAGGCATCCGAGCTGCTCGAAAAGGCGATCGCCTCGCACCAGGAGCTGGCAAGGGCGGCAGTCGTCGTCAATTCGGTGGCCCAGGCGGCCGGCAAGCCGGAACTCCGGATGCTCTAACCCCCCCCCGCGAAACCTGGGCTTGTGCCCAGGTCATCCAGGCGTGGCGGCCTGGGTCTGACGAGCAGCCGCTTATAACGACTGAAATAACCGGCAGGCATGGAGCGCAGCGGAATGCCTGTCCGAGTTGATTGATTTGTTAGCCGCTGCTGGAGGTACTTATGGACCGTGCAGACTTGATGCAACAAGGCATTGGCCCGGCAGAAGCCCGCGAGGATGATGAAGTGCGGCACCAGGCGGCAGAGCTGGAATGGGCGCTCACAAAAATGGAGCGAGCAATTACGCGATGGGAGACCGCCACCCAGCAAATAAACCAGGCTTTTGAACTGATGGGAGAGGCAACCGAACATTTGCTTAATTTGGCTGAGGATAGCGATAACGCACTCGGAAGTGCGGCGCATGGACGGGTTTCTGCCCTGGTGAAGCTGATGCACAACAAGATTCTGTGCCATGACCGGGCAGTGAAGGCGGCAACGGCAAAACAGCTCTATGGACTCAAGCCTGTAGGGCGTGTGATTCATGGCGGCTAACAGATGATAAGTCAGGTGACATGAGCGCGGAACCAATCGAGCGAGACGAGGAAGCAAGACCGGCCAGGCCCCGGCCGGTGGTGGTCAAGCCGCGCCCGCGCGAAACCGGGGTGCGACTGATCGGCTGCCAGGCCTACCCCGCCACCGGCTATCTTGCCGGAGCAACGGTTGAGTGGTGCCGGAGGAACAGAGGCAGGATGGCTGCCTGTGAAAAATGCAAGTGGAGCAAGACATGATCGTGCCGTGGAGCAAATACGGCTTCACCTGGAGCCGGCGATTTTGGCGGGCCTGGGGTTTTGAGCGCTGTCCGGCCTGGTCGCCGCTGCGCTGGAACCTCATGCTCGGGCCGCTGATGGTGAGCCGGTGGAGATGATGCGCTGCCCCGGCGGCTGGTGCGACTGGTGCCCGGTGAAGATACAAATCAAGTGCATGGACGAGAGAATGACCCCGACAGCGAGAATAGAGCATATCAGGCAATGCCTGCGGAACATGAAGCCCACCATGGGATACGAGGTGGCCTACGCCACGGTGATCGGCCAGGAGCTGGACGAGCTGGAGCGGATCTTCGCCAGGCTGGACGAGTACGTCCGGACCGCCGAGACCGGAGGTTTCGTGGTATGCGGATGATTTGCCCAGGCTGCGGCCTCACCGCCTCGGCCGAGGCGTGGCTCAACGACGCCGAGGCTCGGGAGACGATGCTGGCCATGACCAGATTGCCCCAAGGGCTGCAAGGCGCGGTGTTGCCGTACCTGGGCCTGTTCCGCCCCGAGAAGCGGGCGCTCTCCTGGAAGAAGGCGGCCCGCCTGCTCGCCGAACTGGCCGAACTGACCGGCTCCGGTCATGTCCAGACCCAGGGTCAGCCGGCCCGGCCATGCCCGCCCAGGCTCTGGGCCGAAGCAATGTCCCAGATGGTGGAGCGCCGCGAGCGGCTCAGCCTGCCCATGCCCAACCACAATTACCTGCGCCAGGTGGCCTGGCAGCTCGCCGATCAGGCGGACGCCCAGGGCGAAAAGCGCAAACACGAAGAGGCCCTGGCCGGCAATGCCGCCCGCCCGGCCGGACGCCCGACCAGCGTCAGCCCGCTGGCCAAATTGATGGGGTACGACGAATGACCAGGAGCGATCTCGCCAAGATCCACATCGCCAAGAAGGAGCTGGGCCTTTCCGACGAGGCCTACCGGGACATGCTGCACCTGCACTTCGGGGTGTCCAGCGCCAAGGAGCTCGCCCCGCGCCAGGTCACCGTCCTGCTCAACAAGTTCCGGGCCAGGGGCTGGCAGCCCAAGACCCGCAGGGCCGCGCCCCGCCGCAATCCCACCGGCGACGATGGCTTCATCCGCGTCGCTCCCGGCCCGTCCGCCGCCCAGCAGCGCAAGGTGCTGGCCATGTGGGCGGCCCTGGGTTACGACATGGCCAAGCTCCACGCCCGCTGCAAAAGGCAGTTCGGGGTGGACCGCTTCGAGTGGCTCACGGAGCACGCCAGCCTGCATGTGCTCATCACCGACCTGGAAGCGCGCCTGCGCAGGGCAAGGGAGGGGAAGTGATGAGCGACGAGGTGAACGAGTTCGGTGTCGTGGAGCTGCCCGACGACGCCCTGCCTGGGATCGAGGAGTTGACCGGCGACCTGCGCCTGCTGGCCGAGATCGTGGGGGTGGCCGTGGCCCTGCGCATAGCCCAGGTTTTCGGCGGCACCCCCATCAGGATCTACGGGGTGGGCAAGTGGCTGCGCCGCCACCGGGACCGCTGTATCCGCCGCGACTACGACCAGGGCGACATTACCGCCATCGAGCTGGGCCGCAAGTACAAGCTCGGCGAGCGGCAGATCTGGAACATCCTCGGCTCGGCCGAGCCGGACGAGCGGCAGGGGCGGTTGTGGGGCTAAACAGGCAGGCGGAGTTGCACAGCGGCGCTGCGGTGTTCGAGAACCTCAAGGATCTCGTACTCGCTCCTGGGGCCGGCGGCGGTGTTCCAGGTCTTGGTCCGCATCCGCACCCGCATGATGTCGCCCTTTGCGAACGAAACCAGGTTTTGGTTCACTCTGTCGAGGAAGAGCTGGTCTTGGATTGTCGCGAAAAAGGTCACCGCGCCGTCGGTGAACCGCCACTTGTTGTCGTCCTTGAAGCTCAAGGAGTGGATGAAATAGGTGGCGGTAATCTCCCGCTCGTCAAGAAGGTCGTCCTCGGCCGCCGGCGGCAGGAAGTACGCCGCCTCGTCCTTGGTTATGGATTCGACCATTTCGCGGCCATGATAGATGCCTATTCGGTCCACCCCTCGCCTGGCCAGGGGAAGAGAGAAGTTGTGCAGCTCAACCCGGACCTTCATGTCCAGATAAAGGTCGCAAACCTGCTTGCTCACCTCGATCAGCCCCTCGTCGAAGTCGAGCTCGATGTTGCCGTTGTCCAGGGTTTTTGCCCGGCGCGGCTTTCGGCCCTTGGACATTTTGATCAGCTTGACCAGCCCGGCCGCGCCGCCGCCGGCAAAGCCCAGAACGGCGATGATGTTGAGCGCCGCCGTCACCTCGTTGCCGGAGAAAAGGGATACCGCCTGGGCGGTGAGTGATTGCCAGACGTCGAAGGATACCCCGAAGGAGCCGTCCTCGAACTTCTTGACTTTGACGCTCACGGACGAGCGGTTGCCGTTCAGGACGCGGTTGGCCTCGTCGAGCACCGCCCCCGCGGCCAGCAGCGCCGGGGCCAGCTCCTTGACGTCCATCTGGCCGCTGTCCAGCTCGGGCCCGCAATAAAAAACTTTGAATGATGCCTTGCTCATGCCGGACATGATAACCGCTCCCCATGGCCCTTGTCCAGGCCAGTGGGGCGAAAAAGATTTGACAAACGTCCGCCATTCGGACTACTCTACCCATGCCACGGCAAAATCCGTGGCCGGGTTTGGAAGCCAGAATGGGACAGGCGGACGCACCGCCACTTTTTGTTCGGCGTTTTTTTTGCGTCCACGGCACGGCAAACCCCTTTGGGCGGGCCGTGCGGGGAGCCTTCGGGCTCGCCGGGTTGCCTGTCTCCCCGGTCTTCCAACCCGCACGGTTCCGCCCTTTTTGCGTTTGGAAGCGCATGGGCGGGAAAATTCCAAAACAGGAGGAGTACCATGAACAAGCAGCATGAGATCGAGGTAGTTGAGCACCACAATCTGTTCTTCGGCGACGTGCCGGCCAGAATCATCAAGGACGAGCATGGCGAGCCCTGGTGGGTGGCCAGGGATGTCTGCGACATCCTGGGGATAGGTAACATTTCGGACGCGATGGGTCGGCTGGACGATGACGAAAGGGGTTCGATTCAACTGAACACCCCTGGCGGTGTGCAGAAAGTATGGGGCGTCAACGAGTCTGGCCTATACTCCCTGGTCAACACTTCGCGCAAACCGCAGGCCAAGGCGTTCAAGCGCTGGGTCAATCACGAAGTCCTCCCCGCCATCCGCCGCACCGGCACCTACACCCACCCGGCGGCGGAGTAGATCGCCGCCCCCGAATCCCGCCTGCTGCTCCAGATGGCCGAGGGATTGGCCAAGACCATGGATTCGGTGGGCCGGGTCCTGGAGCGCTTCGAGCAGCGGCTCGACCGCCTGGAAGCCGCCCAGGCCCTGCCGGCCCCCGGCCGCGCCCCGGCCACAAGCAGCGGTGTGCGCCAGGTGGCGGCCTTTGTCGCCTCGGCTTGCCGCCTCTCCGCATCTGCCATCTGCCGCAAGGACACGGTCTACAGCCACTATCGCGCCTGGTGCCGCGAGCGCGGGGCGCTGCCCTACGGCAAGGCTTCTTTTTTCAAGCTGCTCTACCAGGCCTCGCCGTCCCGCAAGAGCGAGCGCCGCATGGCCGAAGGCGGGCGCATGCAGCTGGTGCGCGGCATCGTGCCCGAACACGCCTGCTACCAGCAGCGCCTCCCTGGCGCGGAGGCCTAGCCATGAACTTCATCCACCCCAACGACAACCCGGCCGACCTGCTGGGCAACGCCGCCTCGGTGGTGCGCTTCCTGGCCGACATGGCCGGCGAGCTGGCCGCCGACGGCCGCCAGTCCGGCCTGAGCAACGACGCCGCCAACGGCCTCTGCCTGATCCTCACCGCCGTGGAAAACACCATCAACCAGGCCGTTTCCGGCCTGTAGCCTCGCCCCGCGCCGCCGACCATCCTGCCGACACCGGCAAGGTGGCCGGCGGCGCTTCTCCCTCCCAGCATCAGCCCACCGCAGTCAACGCACTGAACCGCCACAGCTCCCCCAGCCACGCAAAACCCCTGTAGATTCAACCCCACAAGAGCCCTCTTTCTCCCCCAGCGGGCCGCCGGGCGTTTCTCTCGGCGGCCCGTACCCCCAAGACCGGAGGTGAGCCGCGCATGACCGACCCCGCCCTTGACGACCCGGCCCTGGAGGACCAGCTCATCCGACATGAGGGGCTCAGGCTCAAGCCGTACCGCTGCACCGCCGGCAAGCTCACCATCGGCGTCGGCCGCAATCTCGACGACAACGGCATCAGCAAGGCCGAGGCCATGGTGCTGCTGCGCAACGACATCCTCTTGACCAGGCTGGCCCTGACCAGGGCGGTGCCCGGCTTCCTCGCCCTTTCCGCGCCCCGCAGGCGGGCGCTCATCGACATGTGCTTCAACCTGGGGCTGCCCAGGTTTCTTTCGTTCAAGAGGCTGCTCGCCGCCATCGCCGCCGGCGATTGCCAGCGGGCCGCCGACGAGATGCTCAATTCAAAATGGGCCGAACAGGTGGGGCAGCGCGCCCGCGCCCTGGCGGCCATGATGCGGGAGGGATGACCCATGACCAACGGCAAGAAATTCTGGCACTCCAAAACCTTCTACGTGAACCTGCTGGCCATCGCGGCCCTGGTCGGCCAGATGCACTTCGGCTTCGCGGTCTCCGCCGAGGCCCAGGCCTCGATCCTGGCGGCGGTCAACGTGGCCCTGCGCCTGGTCACCAAGGAAGAGATCGTCTGGAGCTGAGATGTGGGAAGCCCTTGCCGCCCTGCTGGCCATCGCCGCCATGCTGCTCCGGGAATACCTGGCGGCCATGCGGGAGACGGACGACCATGAAGCGGACAACCAGGCTTTTGACCAGGCTCTTGCCGCTGGCGACGCTGATGCTCTCAGCGTTGCTTTCGAGCGGCTGCGCGAGCCGACAGGTGATGGTGATCCCGGCGGACCGGATGATCCGCCCGCTTGACAATGGCAACTACGAAGTGACGCCGGCCTGGCTCCAGGAGCGCTACCGGCTGGAGCGCCGGCAGGCCGAGCGCTTGAAGGATTGCGGCAAACAGTGACACAGCGGGAACCGATGGACGAAGGAGACCTGGCCCAGGATTGGCAGGCCAGGAGCAACGCGGCGGCCATCGCCGCCCACCGTCACGCCATGGCGGCGAATCGGGGGCCGGCCACCGGCATCTGCACCGAATGCGGCGACGAGATCCCGCCCCGCCGTCGGGAGGCGGTGCCGGGCTGCGTGCTCTGCGTCGATTGCCAGGCCGGGGCCGAACGGGCGGCGGGGGCGTGATGCTGGAAGGCCTGTCGCTCTCGACGATAACGCCCATCGTCTCCATGTTGGGGCTGCCCGGCCTGGTGCTGATCTTCTGGTATGTGGACCAGCGACGCCTCGACCAGGAGCAGCGCAACCACAAAGAGGCGCTGATAGCTGCCGAGCAGCGGCACACCGCCGAGATGGCCGCCCTCAAGGAGCAGAGCGCGGCCTCGGCCCTGGCCGCCGGCAAGCGCTTCGACGCCTCCATGGTCGTGGCCGAAAAGCGTTTCGAGGCGGTGGTGAGGATGTACGAGGACAACGTCCTCCTGGTCAAGGGGTATGAGCGGCTGGCCGGAGACCTGGCCAACATCATCCACCTCAACACCCAGACCCAGACCAGGCTGGCCGAGAAGATAGAAAACAACATGCACTGCCCGATAGTGCGGGACGGAGGGGCGAAAAAATGGGGCTTGACAGCGAACGACTGAAGCACCGGGGCCGGCTGGCCGAGGCGTTGGCGGCGGCTCGCCGGCTCGAAATGAGCATAGAGGGCGACATGCTGTCGATCCGCGACCTCCTGGACCCCTTCGAGCCCATCGCCGACCTGCGGGCCGAGCTGGCCGCCGGGCAGGCCGTGGGGCTGGCCGGCAAGCACGCAGAGTATCTCGGCCTGCTTGCCGAAATCAAGGCGCTCAAGAAGGCCCTGGGCTGATGCCGGAATCGTACTCCTGGGAGATCCGCGAGCAGGCGGAAGAGCTCTACATCATAGATGGGCTCACCTACGAGCAGGCGGCGGAGCGCACCGGCGTCTCCCTTTCCCAGCTCAAACGCTGGGGCGCGGACTCGGACTGGTCGGGCCGCCGCAAGGAGTACCGCCAGGCCCAGACCTCGATTCGGCGCGGGGTGATGCTGGCCAAGGCCAAGGCGATCAACGCGGTCATCGAGTCCATGGACCCGCAGACCGCTTACGCCTTCTCCAGCCTGGTCAGCTCCGGCAAGATCATCGAGGAGGAGGCCCGCGAGGCCAGGGCTACCGCGCCCGCCCCCGCCCTGGGCAGCATCGAGCGGCCGATCAGGACCGCCGCCGACGCGGTGGCCGCCCTGCGGGAGGCGGTGGAGCGCAGGGTCAACGCCATGCTCGCCCAACCCGGCGCGGTGTCTCTGGCCGGCATCAAGGAGATGCGGCAGGCCCTGGAAATGCTTGAGAAGCTCTCGGCCCAGGTCGCCCAGGGCGAGGTCGGCGCCGACGACGAAGCGGCCCGGCTCACTCCGGAGCGCCTGAAGGAGATCGTGCGGGAGGGCTATGGTGTCTGAGCCCATCCTCTACCCCTACCAGCGCCGCTGGCTGGCGGACCGGAGCCGCTTCAAGGCGGCGATGATGAGCCGGCAGACCGGCAAGACCTTCACCACCACCCTGGAGGCGGTGCTCGATTGCCTGGCCGCCGAGGCGGAGGGCAAGGCCCGGCGCTGGACCATCCTGTCCGTGAGTCAGGCCCGGGCCCAGGACGCCATGGAAAACGGGGTCAAGCTGCATCTGAACGCCATGCGGGCGGTCTTCGAGGCCGCCGCCATCCCTCTGGCCGCCGACGTGCTGGCCTACGAGGTGCGGCTGCCGCACGGCTCCCGCATCCGCTGCGTGGCGGCCAACCCATCCACGGCCCGCGGCATGACCGAAAACCTGATTCTGGACGAGTTCGCCCACCACAAAGACAACCGGGCCATCTGGACCGCGCTGCTGCCGGTGGTGAGCCGCCAGGACCTCAAGCTGCGGGTGATCTCCACCCCGGCCGGCAAGGGCGACAAGTTCCACGAGATCATGACCAGCCCCGACCTGAGCAAGACCTTCAGCCGCCATATCGTGACCATCTACGACGCGGTGGCCGACGGCCTGCCCCGCAATATCGAGGAGCTGCGGGCGGCGATGAATGACGCCGAGGCCTGGGCCCAGGAGTTCGAGTGCGCCTTTGTCGATGAAGCGTCCTCCTGGCTCAGCTACGACCTGATCGCCGCCTGCGAGGACGAGCGGGCCGGGGAGCCGGAGCGCTACGCCGGCGGCCCCTGTTTCGCGGGGGTCGATTTCGCGGCCAGGGGCGACCTCACCGTGATCGCGGTGCTTGAGGAGGTGGCCGGCGCGCTCTGGCTGCGCGAGCTGGTCGAGCTTTCCCGCTCGACCTTCGCGGCCCAGCTCGCCGAGATCGACCGGGTGATGAAGGAGTACCGGGTGATCCGCTGCGCCCTGGACCAGACCGGCCTGGGCGAGATGCCGGTGGAAGAGGCCCGCCGCCGGCACGGCAATTATCGCATGGAAGGGGTGCTCTTCACCCAGGCCAGAAAGCTCGACCTGGCCACGGCCCTCAAGGAAAAAATGGAAGACCGCGCCCTGCTCATCCCGCCCCGTCGGGAGCTGCGCGACGACCTGCACAGCGTCAAACGCACGGTGGGAGCCACCGGCGCCCCCCGCCTCACGGCGGAGCGGGAAGCGGGCAGCCACGCGGACCGCTTCTGGGCGCTGGCCCTGGCGGCAGGGGCCGCCGGCGGCGGGCACGCGCCCATGGAATACGAGCTGGCCCCGGGCAAGAGCAGCCCCTGGGGCAGGGCCAGGGGTAACAACAGCCGCGAGACCGACCAAGGGAGGGGCGCATGGTGACCCTGTTCGACCACGCCGGCCGCCCGGTGAAGACCGGCGAGCTGAAAGGCGAGCCGCAAACCGCCCGCCTGGGCCACCTGCACCGCGAGTTCGCCGAGCATCCAAGCCGGGGTCTCACCCCCGCCGCGTTGGCCACCATCTTCGAGGAGGCGGAGCGGGGCGATCTGATCGCCCAGGCCCGGCTGGCCGAGGACATGGAAGAGAAGGACGCCCACCTCTTCGCGGAGCTGCAAAAGCGCAAGCTGGCCGTGCTGGCGGTGGACTGGGACCTGCGCCCGCCGGTGGAGGCCACGGCCAAGGAGCTTGACGAGACCGCCAGGCTTGAGGCCATGCTGCGGGCTCTGCCCTTCGACGACCTGCTCCTCGACATGGCCGCCGCCATCCTGCCCGGCTACGCGGCCATCGAAATAGACTGGGACTTTGCCGGCGGCCAGTGGCTGCCGGCCGGGCTGCACTACCGTCCGGCGGACTGGTTCACCACCGCCGATGGCGAGCGCGACACCCTGCTGCTGCGCAGTCTGGATGGCCAGGGTGAGCCCCTGCGGCCCTGGGGCTGGATCCTGCACCGCCACCGCGCCAAAAGCGGTTACGTGGCCAGGGGTGGCCTGGTGCGGGTGCTGGCCTGGCCCTTCCTTTTCCGCAACTTCGCGGCCCGTGACCTGGCCGAGTTTTTGGAAATATACGGCCTGCCCCTGCGCCTGGGCCATTATCCGCCGGGCAGCAGCGCCGAGGAGAAGGCGACCCTGATGCGGGCGGTGGCCGGCATCGGCCACGCCGCCGCCGGGATCATCCCCGAGGGCATGCGCATCGAGTTCCAGGAGGCGGCCAAGGGCGCTTCCGATCCCTTCGTCGCCATGATGGGGTGGGCGGAAAAGTCGATGAGCAAGGCCATTCTCGGCGGCACCCTGGGCAGCCAGGCCGACGACGGCGGGGCCTATGCCCTGGGTGAGATCCATGACCGGCAGCGCCTGGAGATCCGTCGCGCCGATCTCAGACAGATCGCGCAGACCCTGACCCGGCAGCTGGTGGAGCCGCTGGCGCGCCTCAACACCAGCCTCACGCGGCTGCCGGCCCTGGTCTTCGACGCCGAGGAGCCGGATGATATCAAGCTCTACGCCGAGAGCCTGCCCGAACTGGTGCGGGCCGGGCTGAAGGTGCCCGCCCGCTGGGTGCGGGAGAAGCTCAAGATTCCGGAGGCGCAGGAAGGGGAGGAGGTGTTGACGATGGGGATGCCGCAGACGGCCGCGGCGCTGAAGGCCGCGCCCGGACAGATCGCCATGACCGCCCAGGCGTCAGGGCAGGGGGACGAGCAGGACGCCCAGCTCGCGCAACTGGAGGGCCTTGCCGCCCAGCCCCTCGCCGGGATGGTGGACGCGATCCGCCGCCTGGTCGAGCAGGCCGAAAGCCTCGAAGGGCTGCGCGATTCGCTCATCGAAGCCTGGCCGGAGATGGATTCCGCCGCCCTGGCCGAGGTGATGGCCCAGGCCTTGACCGCCGCCGCCCTGGCCGGACGTTACGAAATCCTGGAGGGCCTGTAGGCCATGGCCGGGGAAGCGCGCTACGGCAGCCTGCCCTTTGCGGAGCAGATCGAGTTTTTCCGGGACAAGGTCAACTTGCCGACCAGGGCCTGGACCGACCTCTGGGAAGGCATGCACAGCCGGGCCTTTGTCGTGGCCGGGGCGATGAAGGACGATTTGCTCGCCGATCTGCGGGCCGCGGTGGATAAGGCCATCGCCGATGGCGCGACGCTCCAGGAGTTCCGCCGGGACTTCGACGCCATTGTCGAGCGCCGGGGCTGGAGCTACAAGGGCGGCCGCAACTGGCGCACCCGCGTCATTTACGAAACCAACCTGCGGCAAAGCTACTCGGCTGGCCGTGAAGCGCAGATGGCGGACCCGGAGCTGCGCAAACGGCGGCCCTACGGCCTCTACCGGCACGGCGGCAGCCAGGACCCCCGCCCGGAACATCTTGCCTGGGATGGTCTGGTCCTGCCCCTGGACGACCCATGGTGGGACACGCATACCCCACAGAACGGGTGGGGCTGCAAGTGCCGCAAGCGGATGATCAGCGCGGCGGACGCCGAACGGATGGGCCTCGCCGTGAGCCAGGCGCCCAAGATCGAGTGGGAGGAGAAGGCTGTCGGCGTGCGCGGCCCGAGCCCGCGCACGGTACGGGTGCCGAAAGGCATTGACCCCGGGTTCGCCTACAACCCGGGCACCGCGGCCTGGGGGCGGCGGTTGTCGGCGGAAGCGATGGAAACATGGCAGGCAGCCAAGGCGGGAGCCTGGAGCAGGCTCACGGACGGCGACTGGTCGAGCCATGGCCGGCCGACGATGATCCCCCTGGATAAAGCCAGGGCAAGCATCGGGCGCAAGGTCACGGACAGGCAGGAGCTCAGGCGCCTCATCGCGGCGGAGATCGGCGGCGCCGAGCAGGTGTTCCGCCTGCCTGGCGGGGGCGCGATCAATGTCAACGCCGAAGCCCTGGCCCTGCACATCGACCCGGCAAGATCGCAATACCTGCCGTTTCTCTGGGAGCTTTTTTTAGACCCGTTCGAGGTCTGGACAGCGTTCGAGCAGCACAAGGGGACAGGGCAGGTGGTGCTGAGGACGCGAGTTATCAAGGCTGTCGAGACGGGGAAGCTGGCGGGCAAACTCTTGGTGGCCCAGGCGCGCAGGGGGCAGATGGAGGCCTGGACGGTGATGGCCGTTCGTCCGGGATACCTGCAAAAACAGCGCGTGGGGATGCTGGTGTACGGGAGAGAGTAAGGGACGTCACGGCGTCGCGGCGCCGTGCGCAGGAGGGGAGGGTTTTGGCCCGCAAGCCACCCGCCACCCCACAAACAAAGGATACCATGGCCGGCGCGAATATCAACATCGAAGTACAGGGCCTGGATGAGATTGGCGCCGCCCTGGAGCGGCTGCAACAGGCCGCCGGCAATCTGCTCCCGGTCTTCCGCGATATCGGCGAGCACCTGCTCCTGGCCCATGACGAGCGGTTCAAGGCCCAGGAGAGCCCGGAGGGCGACCCGTGGGCGCCGCTCTCGGAGATGTACAAGGCGCGCAAGAAGCGCAACAAGGGCAAGATCCTGGTGCTCGACGACGTGCTGGCCGGCACGTTGCGCTACCAGGCCACCGCCGAGTCGGTGCTTTTCGGCACCGACCGGGTTTACGGAGCCAGCCACCAGTTCGGGCGCGACGAGCGCAACATCCCGGCCCGGCCCTTCCTGGGGCTGTCCGCCACCGATGGGGACGAGGTGCTGCGACTGATCGGAGAGCACCTTTCGGAGGCGTTTTTGGAAAAAGCGCCGTAAACGGCCCAAGGTTTGATTTTCGACAAAAAACCATGCCCAGGTATGGGCGACATGGCGAGCGTTGAATCTGAGAGATTCTGAACGGGTTTTGAACGCGGTTCCGGCATGGAGGGAGATGTGAAAAAACAATTTGCGGTTTGCACCCTGGAGCTATCGGACGCGGGCAGGGAGTTGCAGCTCCTCCCATCCGGCGAGTTCGCGGCCCGCGACGGCCGGCCCGGAAACGGCAAGGCATGGCGGCTGGATGCCGTGAGCGCGTCCCGCCTGCTGACCCAGGCCGCCGCCCGCAAGACGCCTTACGTGGTGGACTATGAGCACCAGACCCTCAACAGCGAGCACAACGGCCAGCCCGCCCCGGCGGCCGGCTGGTTCACCCGGCTTGAGTGGCGCGAAGGCCTGGGCCTGTTCGCCGTGGATGTGGAGTGGACCGAAAAGGCCCGGGCCATGATAGCCGCCGGCGAGTACCGGTTCATCTCGCCGGTGTTCAGTTTTGACGCCCAGGGGTGGGTGACCGAGCTGCACATGGCGGCGCTCACCAACTACCCTGCCCTGGATGGCATGGCCGCCCTGGCGGCGGCAAGATTCACCAAACCAAAGGAGAAGAACATGAACAAGGAGCTGTTGGAGTTGCTGGGTCTGGCCGAGGACCATTCCGAGGACGATCTCGGATTGGCTGTCGCCGCGCTGCGCGCCAGGCTTGAGGCCGACCGGGACGAAATCGCCGCCCTCAAGTCGCGGGCCGAGCAGGCCGGCAAGGCGGACCCGGCCAGGTATGTGCCGGTGGAGACGGTGGAGCAGATCCGTCAGGAGCTGGCCGTCCTCAAGGCCTCGGCCCAGGAGCGGGCGGTGAGCGAGCTGGTGGCGCAGGCCCTGGCCGACGGCCGCCTGCTGCCCGCCATGGAGACCTGGGCGCGCGAGCTGGGCGGCAAGGATCTCGCCGCCCTCCGTGGCTATGTCGAGCAGGCCCAGCCCATCGCGGCCCTCTCCGGCATGCAGAGCGGAGGCAGGGCGCCGGAAGAAAAGAAGGGGGCGCTCTCCAGCGAGGAGCTCGCCGTATGCAGACAGCTCGGCATCGCCGAGGAGGATTTCGTCAAACTCAAAGAGGAGGGCAAGTAAATGGCCATCATCACCCCGGCGCTTCTGAGCGCTCTCAAGACCGGATTCATGAAGCAATTCCAGGATGGCCTCGCCTCGGCGGAAAGCGCCTGGAACAAAATCGCCACCGAGATCAACTCGACAACGGCCAGCAACACCTACGGTTGGCTCGGGCAATTCCCGACCTTCCGCGAGTGGGTGGGCGACCGGGTGATCAAGGACATGGCGGCCCAGGGCTATCAGATCACCAACAAGCTCTGGGAGTCCACCGTGGGCGTGGCCCGCACCGACATCGAGGACGACAACCTCGGCATCTACAGCCCGCTCTTCACCGAGATGGGCCGCGCCGCCGGCGTGCAGCCCGACGAGCTGGTCTTTGCCCTGCTCAAGGCGGGCAACTCCACTTTGTGCTACGACGGGCAGTACTTCTTCGACACCGATCACCCGGTTTATCCCAACGTGGACGGCACCGGCACCGCGGGCACGGTGAGCAACAACGACGTGCCCGGCGTGGACCCGCAGACTCCGTGGTATCTGCTCGACACCTCCCGCAGCCTCAAGCCGCTCATCTTCCAGCGCCGCACCCAGCCGGAGCTTCAGGCCCTGACCAGCGCCGACGACGAGGCGGTGTTCACCTCGGACACCTACCGCTACGGGGTGCGCAGCCGCTGCAACGTGGGCTTCGGCTTCTGGCAGATGGCCCACCGCAGCCAGCAGGCCCTGGACGCCACCAGCTTCAACGCCGCCGTGCAGGCCATGCAGGAGCGCCATGCCGACGGTGGCCGGCCCCTGGGCATCCGCCCCACCCTGCTGGTGGTGCCTCCCTCCCTGCGGGCCGCGGCCCTGGAGGTGGTGAAGGCGGAGCGCCTGGCCAACGGCGCCACCAACGTCAACCGCGAGATGGTGGACGTGCTGGTGAGCCCCTGGGTGATGTAATCAGGACATGACCAGGGCGGCCTCGCCGCCCTGGTGGAACGATAAAGGAAAGGAGTAGGCCATGGCTGAGAAAAGCGAAACGAAAAAAGAAGAAAAGAAGCTGACGAAGCTGACAGTGGCCGCCCCGGGCGGGCGCCGCTTCCGCGCCGGCCTGGAGTTTGGCCCCGAGGCAAGGGAGGTCGAGGTTTCTCCCGCCCAGGCGGCCGCCATCATGGCCGACCCCCTGCTGAAGAGCAAGGAGTAGTCCATGTACTGCGACCAGGCGCAGATGGTGGAGCGGTTCGGCGAGCAGGTCGTGCTCCAGTTGACCGACCGGGCCGGGGCTGGCGTCATCGACGCCGCCGTGCTTGGCGCGGCCATCGCCGACGCCTCGGCGGAGATCGACATGTACCTTGCCGGCCGCTACGCGCTGCCGCTCTCCACCGTGCCGCTGACCGTGGCCCGCCTCGCCTGCGTGCTGACCCGCGACGTGCTGGCCACCGGCTCCGATGTCAGCGACGAGCGCTGGAGCAGGCAGGCGGATGATGCCCGCAAGCTCCTGCGCGAGATCGCCGCCGGCAAGGTGAGCCTCGGCGTTGACGCCCTGGCCCAGGATCCGGCCGGCGAGGATGGGGCGCAGATGGTCAGCGGCGGCCGGATCTGGAACCGCGACGAGAGCAAGGGGTTTCTCTAGATGACCACCCCCACCCAGTTGCAGGCGGCCGCAGTGTCCCACCTGAAGAGCACCCTGCCCGGCCTGCGGGCCTGCGACCTCTACGCCGGGGAGTTTGCCGGCGCAGAGCTTTCGCGGGCAAGCCTGCCGGCCCCTGCGGTGCTGGTCGCCTGCCTGGGCGCGACAAGGGGCGGCGAACACGGCAACGGCGAGTACGATTTTCTCTGCCGCTATACGGCCTACTGCCTGACCAGGCATGCCGGGGGGCGGAGCCAGCGGGGCGTGCAAGCCATGGAGCTGGCCGAGGCGGTGCTTGCCGCCATCGAGGGCAGCCGCTTCGGGGAAACCGGTTGCCACGGCGCCAGGGTGACCAGGCTCGACAACCTCTACGGCCAGGAGTTCGACCGGGCGGCGGTGGCGATCTGGGCGGTGACCTGGGAGCAGCTGGTGCGCCTGGGCAGCGACATCTGGAGCGGAGAGGGCGTGCTGCCCCACGAGCTGTATATCGGCTTCACGCCGCGGATCGGCATCCCGCACGAACCTGACTATTTTCTGGTGGCCTCCGATGAGTGAGATCGATTACCGCCTCGCCGAGCTTGAGCGGCGGCTCAACAGCCTGCTGCGGCTCGGGAGCGTGGCCGAGGCTGACTACGGCGCGGCCAGGGTCAGGGTGGAAAGTGGCGAGCTGCTCACCGCCTGGCTGCCCTGGTTGACCGCCAGGGCAAGCAATGACCGGAGCTGGTGGGCCCCGGAGGTCGGGGAGCAGGTGCTGCTCCTGTCGCCCTGCGGCGATCCTGCCCAGGGCGTGGTGCTGCCGGCCGTCTATCAGTCGGCCCACCCGGCCAACGGCGCCCGGCAGACCGTGGCCAGGATCGACTTCGCGGACGGGGGCTTTTGCGAGTACGACCGCGAAAGCGGGGCCATGACCATCAACGTGGTGGGCAACGCCGATGTGACGGTGGGCGGCAAGACCACCCTTGTGAGCGCCGGCACCGTGGAGATTGACGGCGGCAGCGGCGAGATTCTGGGCGCGGTGCAGGGCCACTGCCTCTGCATGTTCACCGGCAAGAGGCATGCCCACATCAGCCCCACCGTGACGGAGAGCTTTTGATGGCGCTAAGCAAGCAAAGCATGGCCGACTATATCGAGGCGCATGTGGCGGCTGTTGGCCTGGTCCAGGGCTCCGACGCCCAGGCGGCCCTGGCCTATCGTCGCCTGGTGCTGGAGGCGCTCTGCCAGGGGATCATTGACGAGATCCACGCCAACGCCGTGGTGCAGACCACCAGCGGCGCGCCCGACTCCGAGCATGTCGGCAAGGTCATCTAAGGGAGGAGCACGATGAGCAAGTACACCGTAATCAAGCCCATCCAGGCGGAGGGGCGAGTAGCGCAGGCCGGGGATCTGGTCGAGTTGAGCGAGCGGCAGGCCAAGTACCTGCTTCTGGCCGGCAAGGTCCGTGTCCCCGGGGCAAAAGCAACCAGCAAGGCGACCAAGGCCGCCGGAAAGAAGGAGAACTAAGCCATGCCAGAGACCTTTTTGCACGGCGTCGAGGTCGTCCAGATCGACGACGGCCCCCGCCCCATCCAAACCGTTCGCAGCAGCGTGATCGGCTTGATCGGCACCGCCCCCAACGCCGACCCCGCCGCCTTCCCCGTGGACACGCCGGTGCTTGTGGCCGGCAGCCGCCTGGAGGCGGCCAAGCTCGACACGGTCGGCACCGGACTCGGTACCCTGCCCGACGCCATCGACGCCATCTTCGACCAGGCCGGCGCCGTGGTGGTGGTGGTTCGGGTCGAGGAAGGTGCCGACGCCGCCGCCACCCTGGTCAATGTCCTGGGCGGAGTGGACGCCGCCACCGGCGCTTACACCGGCGTACATGCCTTCCTGGCCGCCGAAAGCGTACTGGGTGCCGCCCCGCGCATCCTCTGCGCCCCGGGCTTTACCTCGGAGCGGCCGGAAGACCCGCTCACTCCCGGCACCTACCTGGCCAACCCGGTGGTTTCCGAACTGCTCGGCATCGCCGACCGGCTGCGGGCGGTGATCATCGCCGATGGCCCGGACAGCAACGACGCCGACGCCATTGCCTATGCCGGAGATTTCGGCAGCAAGCGGGTCTATGTGGTGGACCCCGGCGTGAAGGTCATCGCCGCCGACGGCAGCATCGCCACCGATCCGGCCTCGGCCCGGGTGGCGGGCATCATCGCCAAGAGCGACGCCGAGCGGGGCTTCTGGTGGAGCCCGTCCAATCGCGAGGTGTACGGCATTGTCGGCACCACCCGCAGCGTCGATTTCGCCCTGGGCGACGCCAACGCCCGCGCCAACCTGCTCAACGAGCAGAACGTGGCCACCATCATTCGCCAGAACGGCTATCGTCTCTGGGGCAACCGCACCCTGTCGAGCGACCCGGTGTGGGCCTTCCTCTCGGTGGTGCGCACCGCAGACATGATCAACGAGAGCCTGCTGCGCGCGCACCTGTGGGCCGTGGACCGCAACATCACCAAGACCTACCTGGAGGACGTGGTGGAGGGGGTGAACGCCTACCTTTCGCACCTCACCCAGATCGGGGCCATCCTGGGCGGCAAGTGCTGGGCCGACCCGGACCTGAATACCCCCACATCCCTGGCCGCCGGCAAGGTTTATTTCGACTTCGACTTCACGCCGCCGGCCCCGGCCGAGCATGTGACCTTCCGGAGCCGCCTGGTGAACGACTACTTCGAGGAGGTGATCTAAGATGCTCGACCAGATCCTGAAAAACATGAGCCTGTTTGTTGACGGCCGAGGCTACGCCGGCAACGTCGAGGAGCTGACCCCGCCCAAGCTCACCATGAAGACGGAGGAGTTCCGGGGCGGCGGCATGGACGCGCCGGTGGATGTTGAGATGGGCATGGAGAAGCTCGAATGCGAGTTCACCCTGACCAAGTTCGACAAGGAGATCTTGAAGCTCTTCGGCCTGGCCGCCGGCAATGTCACCAACATGACCATGCGCGGCCACATCGAGAGCGACGACGGCACCACGGCGCCGGTGGTGATCAACCTGCGCGGCAAGGCCCGCGAGATCGACTACGGCACCTGGAAGGCCGGCGACAAGGCCACACTCAAGGCCGTGGTCTCCCTGCGCTACTACAAGCTGACCCATGACGGCGAGGTGGTCCACGAGATCGACGTGCCGGGAATGAAGCGGGTCATCGCCGGAGTGGATCAGCTCGCCGCGACGAGGGCCAATCTCGGCCTGTAGCCATCACCGGGCGCGGTCGCCCGCGCCCTTTCTTGACGAGGAGTAGTGGAAGAGATGACGACCATCGAATTGAAGCACCCTGTCACCGTGGCAGGTCGCGAAATCGCTTCGCTTGCGCTGCGGCGGCCCAAGGTCAAGGACCAGCTCGCCGCGGAAAAGGCGAGCGGCGGCAACGCTGAAAAGGAGATCCGCCTCTTCGCCAACCTCTGCGAGGTGGAGCCGGCGGTGATCGAGGAGCTGGACTTGGCCGATTATCGGCAGGTCCAGGAGGCCTACTCCGGTTTTTTGTCCTGAGCCCGGAGGCCCTGCGGCGGGCGGTGCTGGTCCTGAACAGCTATACCAGCTGGGGGCATGGCGAGCTGTTGGATTTGACGGTGGACGAGCTGGTTGCGTGGCTGGAGGCGGTCAGGGGCGTTTACCCGAAGCGATAAGGTCGCGAATCCAGATGAAGGGCGCTGCCAGGCCTGCGACCAGTATGGTCGCGGGGATCAGCAGGATGGTCGCCAGGATTGCCCCGGCGAGGATGGCGGCGGCGAGGTTGCCCGACAGCGACCAGGACGCCCAGGAGAGGATAACCCACAGGGCGGCATAGATCAGTCTTACCGGGGAATTTTTACGCATGGCGAAAGACCTGGCTATCGGTGTTGTTATCGGCGCGGCCCTGGGCGGCACATTCGGCCGCGCGATCGGCGGCGCCAGAGAACATTTTAGCGCCTTGGGCCGAGAAATACAAGAGCTGGGGAACAAGCGCGGCCTTGTGGAGCGGTTCGAGCGGGACGAGTCTGCGCTGGCAAAAGCCAGCCTCGCCCTCGAAAAAACCCAGAGGCGGGTCGCGGAGCTGAAACTGGCTCTGCGCCGCGCCCCAGGGGACGAAGGCCTGGCGAGGGCCCTGGCGGACACGCAAGGGAAGGCTCTCCGCCTCGGGGCGGCAGTGGAAAAGCAACGGGCCAGCCTGGCGGCGTCGAGGGCTGAGCTGGACCGTGCCGGCTTGTCGGTGAACAAACTCCGCGAGCAGTACGCCAGGCTGGGCGCCGCCGTCGACCAGGCCAACGCCAAGCGCGACCGGCTGCAGGCCAGGATGGACAAGAAAGCGGCGGCCGGGGAACGGCTTGGGGAGTTGCAGGGCGCGGCCGCTGGCGCCATCGGCGCCGTGTATGGGGCCGGGCGCCTGGTCAGTCAGGCCATGGATTTCGAGCACGAAATGCGCATGTTCGGCAACGTCGCCGGGCTGTCCAACGACATGCTGGCCGAGATCCGGAAACAGATCAACGCCCTTTCCGCTGTCACCAACCAGGCCCCCGGGGAGTTGCTCGTCGCCCTGAATGACCTGACCGCCAAAGGCCTCGACCCCGACCGCGCCGTGGCCTCCCTTGGGGTCCTCGGCAAGACGGCGACCGCATCCGGGGCCAACATCGGAGACCTGGCCGCCACCGCTTTCACTCTGATTGATGCCATGGGGCTTTCCCCGGATGAGTTGCCGGTGGCCATGGACATGCTGGCCAAGGCCGGTAAGGAAGGGAGCTTCGAGTTGCGCGACATGGCCCAATACTTCCCCATGTTGACGGCCCAGGCCAAGTCGCTGGGCCTGGTCGGCATGGAGGGGATAGCCACCTTGGGCAGCGCCCTGCAGATCGCCATGAAGGGGGCCTCTGACCCGTCGCAGGCCGCAAACAACTTCCAAAACTTCCTGGCCAATCTGACCAGGCCGGAAACCGTCGCCAGGTTCGCGAAGATGGGAGTCGATATAGAGGCTGCCATGAAAGACGCCATGGCGGCTGGGCAAAATCCCGTGGAAGAGATGATCCGGTTGATCGGCGAACTGACCGGCGGCGACAAGTTCCGCGTTGGCGAGCTGTTCGGAGATATGCAGGTTGTCAACTTTTTGAACCCGATGTTGCAGAATCTCGAAGAGTTCGGCCGCATCAAACGGGGTGTGCTTTCCGCCAAGGGCGCGGTTGACGAAGACTTCCAGGCCATGCTCAAGACCGGCAAGGAGAGCCTGAAGGGCTTTACCCTGGCCGCCGGCCGCCTGGGGGAGGTCTTGGGCAAAACCTTGCTTCCGGCCGCCAGCGCGGTGTTGGCCAATCTCGCGCCGATGGTGAAATGGGCTGCGGAGGCGATCGACAAATATCCAGCCATCGGCACGATGCTCGGCTACTTCGCCATCGGCCTCGGCAGCGTCGCCGGCGGCATGGCCATCGCCGCCGGGGCTACCTGGTTGTGGAACGCGGCCCTGCTCGCCAACCCCATGACCTGGGTGGTCGGCGCCGTGGTGGCTGGCGCGGCCGCGATAATCACCTTCTGGGGACCGATCACCGGCTTTTTCAAGGGGTTGTGGGGCACCATCAAGGAGCTGTTTAGTGCCGGGGTGAAATTCCTGACCAAGGTCTGGGAGCTGAGCCCCCTGGGGATGCTCTTCAAGGCGGGCCAGAAGCTGGCCGGCTTTGTCGGCGACCTGAGGGGGCGCACGGCCGCCCCCGCCCGCCAGGCTGTTGCCGCCGCCACCCTTGGCGCGGCGGTTGCCGCCACCCCCGTTGCCGGGCTACCAACGGATGCGGCCCAGCTGCAACCCCGGCCGGCGCCGGTTTCCGCCGCCAGCACGGTCAACGCGCCCATAACCATCAACGCCGCGCCGGGGATGGACGAGAAGCTGGTCGCCGCAGAGGTGAGCCGCGCCCTGAGCGAGCGCGAGCGACAGGCCGAGGCCCGCCGGCGGGGGGCTCTCCATGATTGAGACCATGCTGGCTCTGGGGCCGTATCGTTTTGCGGTGAGCACAGCCGCCTACGAGTCGCTGCGCCGCACCAGCGAATACCGCTGGCCCGCGCAGGAACGTCTCGGCCGCGCCCCGGCCCGGCAATTTGTTGGCCCTGGCGCCGACAGCGTCACTCTATCCGGGGTGATTTACCCGCATTACGCCGGCGGCCTGTCGCAGATCGGGAAGCTGCGGGAGCTGGCCGGCCGTGGCGTTCCCCTCTCCCTGGTGGATGGGCGGGGTATGGTTTGGGGCCGCTGGTGTATCGAGCGCATCGAGGAGGGCCGCACCGTGTTCTTCGCCAACGGCGACCCGCAGCGGGTCGAGTTCACCATGCAGCTCTCCGCTTACGGGGAAGAGGTGTGACCATGCGCTACCGCACCAGGGAAGGCGACCTGCTTGACTGGATCTGTTATCGGCACTACGGCCGCGTCGAGGGGGCCGTCGAGGCGGTGCTTGAGGCGAACCAGGGGTTGGCTGGCCTGGGTCCGGAGTACGAGGCCGGGGTGGTGATCGAGCTGCCGGAGCTGCCGAGCGCTCCGGTAGAGAAAGTTGTCAGGCTGTGGGACTGACGCAATGACGCCCGACTTCCGCATCCTGGCCGACTCCGCCGATATCACCTCCGCCATCCGCTCCCGCCTGCTCTCCCTCTCGGTGACGGACGCGGCCGGCACCGAGAGCGACACCGTAGAGATTGCCCTGGATGACAGGGGCGGAACCATTGCTTTGCCGCGCACCGGCGCGGAGCTGGCCGTGAGTATCGGGTATCGGGAGGCGGGAGTGATGGCCATGGGCCGCTATGTGGTGGATGAACTCTCCCTCTCCGGCCCGCCCCTGGCCCTGGTCATCCGCGGCCATGCCGCCGATCTGCGCCAGGGGCTGAAAAAGCCGCGCACCCGGCCCTGGGAAAATCTGAACATTGAGGGGATCGTCGCCAGCATCGCCGGGGAACACGGCTACCAGGCGAAGGTTGCCGCCGCCCTGGCGGCGGAGGTTGTCCCCCACCTCGACCAGGTGGACGAGAGCGACCTGCACTTCCTGACCAGGCTGGCCAGGGACCGGGGCGCCATCGCCAAGCCGGCCGGCGGCCTGCTGCTTTTCGTGCCCGAGGGCGAAGCCAAAAGCGCCGGCGGCAAGGATCTGCCCGCCGTCTCTCTTGCCGCCGGCCAGATCAGCCGCTGGGAGGTCACCGTGGCCGAGCGCGGCAAGTATCCGGCCGTCACGGCCAAGTGGTTCGATCCGGGCAGCGCAAGCGAGCAAACCGTGACCGCCGGCGCTGGTGAGCCGGTGTTCACCCTCGGCCGCCGTTACCCGGACCAGGCCACCGCCGCAAGCGCGGCAAAGGCTCGCCTTTCCGCCTTCGCCAGGGGGGTGGCCACCCTGCGCCTGACCTGCCCCGGCAACCCCAGGCTGGCCGCGGAAAGCCGCCTGACGCTCTCCGGCCTACGCCCTGGCGTCGATGGGGAGTGGAGCGTCAGACGGGTGGCGCATCGTCTGGATGGCGGCGGGTACAGCTGCGAGATCGAGGCGGAGACGCCGAAGGAGGACCCGGCATGAGCGGCATCAGTTCCACCACGGGCAAAAGCCTGGCCGGGATCGATCACCTGCGCCAGAGCGTGCGCGACATCCTCGCCACCCCGCTCGGGAGCCGGGTGATGCGGCGAGACTACGGCAGCCGCCTCTTTGAACTGGTGGACCGCCCGCTCACCCCGGCGCTGCTGGTGGAGATCTACGCCGCCACCGTCGAAGCCCTGATTAAGTGGGAGCCGCGGCTGCTGGTGGACACTGTTCGCGCCGATACCGTCGGCCCGGGCCGGGTAAGTCTGACCCTGACCGGCCGCTACCGGCCAACCGGAAAACCCATCACCCTGGAGGGCATAGTGATATGAGCACCCCGATTGACCTGTCGCTGCTCGCCGCCCCGCGCGTGGTAGAAATTTTGGATTACGAGTCGATCCTGGCCGACATGCTCGCCGACCTGCAAAGTCGGGACGCCGCCTTCGATGCTCTGCTGGAGAGCGACCCGGCCTATAAGATTTTGGAGGTGGCCGCCTACCGGGAGCTGCTGCTCCGGCAGCGGATCAACGACGCCGCCCGCTCGGTGCTGCTCGCCTATGCCGCCGGCTCCGATCTCGATCATTTGGCTGCCCTCTATGGGGTTGTCCGCCTGATCGTTGACCCCGGCGACCCGGTGGCCTTGCCGCCCCTCGCCCCAACCTACGAGAGCGACGACGCCCTGCGCCGCCGGGTGCAGATGGCTCCGGAGGGATGGACCACCGCCGGCAGCCGGGGCAGCTACGAATACCATACCCTTTCCGCCTCCGCCCTGGTGAAGGACGTGGCGGTGTCGAGCCCGGCCCCTGGCGAGGTGCTGGTCACCGTGCTTTCCACGGTTGGCGACGGGACGCCGGCGCAGGAGCTGTTGGCCCTGGTGGAGTCCGCTGTTTCGGCGGAGACGGTGCGGCCCTTGTGCGACGCCGTCACCGTGGCTGCCGCCGAGATCGTCCCCTACACGGTTACCGCCGGGCTGACTATGTTCAGCGGCCCGGACGCCTCCACGGTCCTGGCTGCCGCCCAATCGGCCGCTCTGGGCTATGTGGCAGAGAGTCACGCCCTGGGTCGGGCCGTCACCATCAGCGGCCTCCATGCCGCCCTGCATCAGCCTGGCGTGCAGAACGTGCTGTTGTCCTCGCCGGTGGGCGATGTCGTTGTCGGGGCCGGGCAGGCCCCCTGGTGTCAAAGCCTGACGGTGACCGAGGCGGGGGTGGTGGATGGGTAACGATCTGCTCCCCTTGAGCGCCACCCCGCAGGAGCGGGCGCTTTCCGAGGCGATTGCCAGGGCCGCCGGGGTGTCCTGCCCGATCGGCTCCCTGTGGGATCCGGCGACCTGCCCGGCCGAGGCGTTGCCCTGGCTGGCCTGGGCGCTGTCGGTTGACTCCTGGGACAGTTCCTGGAGCGAGGCGGCGAAGAGGGCCGCCTGCGCGCGCAGTATCGCCATCCATCGCCGCAAGGGCACCCCCTGGGCGGTGAAGGAGGGCCTGAGGGCGATCGGCTATGCGGAGGCGAGTCTGAGCGAGCGGCTGCCGTCGCTCTCCTATGACGGCCAGGAGATATACAGCGGCGCGAACGGGTACGGAGACGGCGCCGGCTGGGCGCGGTTTTCCGTGGGGCTCGACCTGGGGGAGGCCATGGGCGTCTCTCGTGAGGAGACCGCCAAGCTGGTCCGTCATGTCGAAAGATGGAAGCCGGAGCGGAGCCACCTGGCCGCCATTGTCTTTTCCGCCACGGTCAGCGACCTGGTCGAGATGGCCGAGGCGGAGACGCTGGCGGCCCATGACGGTCAGGCCGAGGTGCTGCCCTGGGGGGCACGCTACGACGGGACCATGCTCCATGACTCGGGACGGGCCCTGGTCTATGACGGCACGGACAGCTTTGACGGCACTGTCAGCCATGCCCTGGTCCTGGGCGGTGAGCGGCGCTACGACACCGCCTGGGATCGGGCCGAATCCGTGTTGCACGCGACGGCCAGCGACACCCAGGCTGCCCTGGCTCTTTTCGACGGCCAGGCCGATTATGACGGTCTGCTCGACCTGGGCGCGACCGGGGAGCCGGTGCGTGACGCCAGGATGACGGTGGCCGCGCGCAGGCACTATGTTTTCAACGGCCACAAGAGCTACGGCGCCCCGGTATACGACGGCGCCCGGGCGTTTGACGGCTCGTTCAACCCCGCGCCCTGGATGAGCTACGCGGGCGTACACACTATAGAGGAGATCAGGATATGACGAGGGACACCGAGCAGGTGGCGATGCGCGGCGAGTTTCTGCTGCGGATCTGGCGGGGCGGCGAGCTGGTCGAGGAGCAACGCGAGCGCAACATGATCATGGTCGCGGCCAAGACCGCCATGGCCATGCTGATCGGCGGGGCGGGGGCCGGCAAGGCCGTGGCCGCCATCGGCTTCGGCACGGACGGCTCCGGCCCCACCCCGGACGACACGGCACTTGCCAACCAATACAGCCGGGCGCTCGCCGCGGTCGATTATCCGGCCCCCGGCCGGGTCTCGTTCGCCTGGAGCCTCGGGATCAGCGAGGCGAACGGCCTGGCTATCGCCGAGCTGGGCCTGCTCTGCGAGGACGGCACGCTGTTTGCCCGCAAGGTGCGCGGCGTGATCAACAAGGACGCGGACCTCTCCCTGGACGGGGTCTGGACCATCATTTTCTAAAAGGAGCCGACCATGGCAAACGTGACAGAGAGTTCAGTCTACGAGGAAGGAATCTACCAGATCGAGACCACCGACCCGGTTTTGGGTGGAGAAAACGGCATCGCCAACGTGCAGGCCAAACAACTGGCCAACCGCACCACCTACCTCAAGCAATTCGCCGACGAGGTGGAGGAGGCTCGGGGCATGGCCTCCTCGCTTGGCGCGCGGATCGACACCATCGAGGAGATCACCGGCACGCTTGAGGAGGCCTCGGCCATCTCCGTGCAGCAGGCGGTGAGCCTGGACTGGCTCTACCGCGACAACAAGATCGAGTTCGAGCTGTTCCGACCCGGCTACACCCTGATCGACATGGCGGATGTCGCCATCGTCCAGGGGGTGAGCGGCGACGACTCCATAGATGTCGCCGACACCAGCGCCATCCGCACCGGCGAATATTACGTGGTGGCGGACGACGCCGGGGATGACTTCCTGGTCCTGGTGACCGAAAAGCTCAGCGCCCAGCGGATCCGGATCTCACAGAACCTGCCGCGCACCCTGGGCGCCGGGGTGGTGACCCGTTGCTCCATGCCGCGCATCGACCATGTCGCCCAGGCGGCCGTCGGCAACATCTGGCTGTCCGGCCTGGTAATCCTGGAGGACGACCAGACCGGCGGCGCGGTGGTGGTTCGCCGCAGCCTCAACAGCGGCGAGGCGCGGCTCTATTTCCGCGATGCCAGCCATACGGCCTGGACCGAGGTTATCTGGTCGCTGCGCCGGCAGGGCGGCGACATTGCCGCCGGGATGGCCGACTATGAGTACATCGTCCCCTTTCAAGGAGAGACCCGCCTGCGGCTCGATGTCGCGGCTGAAGACATGACGGTCCAGCACATCGTGGCGCTTTCCGCCCCCACCGGCCTGGGCGGCTACATCAACCCGGCCATGGCCCCCTCCGCCCCAACCGTCTCCGCCCCGGCCGATCTGGCGACCGGGGTCATGGAAACCCCCACCCTCGCCATCGCTGGATATTTCAGCCCAGGCGGCACCGCCCAGCAGTCGGTGCAGTTTCAGGTGGCCCTCGACTCCGCCTTTGCCAGCCTGGTGCGCGACACCGGCTATTTGCCCGCTGCGCTTACCTACGCCATGCCAGCCGGGGTGCTCGCCGAGGGGACGACCTTTTACCTCCGCGCCCGGGTGCAGGATGTCGCCGGCCTCTGGTCCGCCTGGTCGGCCGCCACCAGCTTCAGCACCGCGGCCAGCTACGTCTACGTGCAGGCCCCGGCCCTGGTGAGCCCTGCCAACAACGCCGTCGATGTCGTCGAGCAGCCCACCATGCAAACCGGGGCCTTCGCGGTGAGCGGCGGCACCGATACCCATGCCGCCAGCCAGTGGCAGATCCGCACCGCCGCCGGCGCCTGGGATCTGCCGCACTGGGATTCTGGCGAGGATGCCGCGAATCTGCTCAGCAAGGTGGTGCCGGCCGGGGTGCTGGCGGCCGGGCAGTCGGTCTACTTCCTGCGAGCCAGACATAAGGGCGCGACCACGGGCTGGTCCGAGTATTCGCCGGAAGTCAAGATCACCACCAAACAGGTGTTCGCCAACATTGTCGGGGTCTGCTGCACTGCCACCGGCGGTGACGGAGGCACCTGGGTCTGGGTGGACGAGGCCGGCGGCACCATCGCCGCACCGGGCAGCGCCTACTTTGCCGCCCACCCGGTCTTTGGCGGGATGCAGGACGTGACCATCGACGGCCAGGCCATGGTCAAGGTGCCGAAGTTCTACTATAAGCGGGAGGTGATCGCCTCGGGCGTCAACGCCGGCAAGGAAGCGTGGTGGGTTAGCGATCAGCCGGTGTCCGGCTTTGAGATCCACCCGGCTTTCCGCAATGCAGGAGCCGACATCGATCAGATCTACGTCGGCAAATACCAGGCCAGTTCCGACGGCACCAAGCTGAAATCAGTGTCTGGGGTACTGCCTGCAGTATCAAAGAGCCTCACAACCTTTCAGACTGAGGCGGCGGCCCGCAATACCGGTGGGGTAACCGGGTTTATGCTCTGGTCCATTTTTCAATGGTCCGCTATTCAGTGGCTGTATCTGGTGGAAAACGCCACCATGGACAGCCAGGAGAAAACCGGAATGGGCCGGGTAAGCACCTCAAGCGCAGCCAATGTGGATGCCGCCGATGTGGCCCAGGCCACCTATCGCGGTATCGTGGGGCTATGGGGGAATGTCTGGCAGTGGATGGATGGTCTGAAGACCGTGCCCACCACCGGCTATATTAACCTGTGGGACCGCAACGGCAATAAAACCTGGGTGGATACCGGTCGCAAACGGGCTGCTGCGGACGGAACCATCTACCCCACAACCTTTATGGATGGGGTAGGGGCCGGGTTCAACTACGATGATGTGTTTATTGGAGACACTGGACCAACCAGCAACGCAGACGCAACCGCGCCGGATTATCAGTATTTTGCCCTTGGCGAGTATTTCCCGATCGTCGGTGGCAGTTGGAGCAACGGCCTGAGTGCGGGGTTGTGGAACGTCAGTTGCGGCGGCGCGGCGTCGGACGCGAGCACGAGCGTCGGGGCTCGTCTGGCGAAGGTGTAATGTGTCATGTCTTGTGGGTAATGAAACCCCCGGCGAGAGCCGGGGGTACAAGCCACGCCATGCTCCCCCGGAATCGTACGCGGTGCTGCTGGCGAAGATAGAAGAGTTGGAGGCATACACCCACACGGTGTTGCAGCAGTATTCGAGGGCAGAACGCCACCTGTTGTGCCATGACATAAGGAGAACACTGGCCGAGATTCAACGCCTAGCCGTGGTGGCATGGAAACGCTACCACAAGAAAACCACGCTACAGGATCTTGATGTCGAAATAGAGGTGCTGCGGATCTGGATTCGCAAGTCGGTGCGCCTCAAGTATATCAACCCCCACAGGTACCAGGTGTGGACGGAGCATGTAAACGAAATAGGCAGAATGGTGGGCGGCTGGATACGAGCAGTGCACCAGTAGTGGGGGAGAGAACCTGTTAACGCGAGTATTTCCCGATCGTCGGTGGCAATTGGAACAACGACCTGAATGCGGGGTTGTGGAACGTCAATTGCAACAACGCAGCGTCGAACACGAGCACGAACGTCGGGGCTCGTCTGGCGAAAGACAGAACGGCCAGTAGTTGTGGCGCTCAAGGGCGCTCATCCAGAGCCTGTCCTTCGGGGTTTTCGTCCCGGCCTAAAAGGCCAAAGATAAACAGCCGCCAGCGGCAAGTAGCACTTGCGAACGTGGTTGACGGCACCATTTTTCATAAAAAAAGGAACAGCATGCCAAAGACGCATAACAACCTGTACGCAAGAATTGTGGACTTCGACAACCTGTGGCAGGCCTACCTAGCTGCCCGCAAAGGAAAACGTTATCGCAGAGAGGTGGCGGAATTTTCGACGCGGCTAGAGGAGAACCTGCTGAATATCCATAACCATCTGGTGTGGGAGAGCTGGCAGCCAGGCAAGGCCAGAAGCTTTAGGGTGTTTGAACCAAAGCAGCGGGATATTCAGGCGCCACCGTTTGCGGATCGTATCGTTCATCACGCGCTGGTACGGGTTGTGGAACCGCTTTTCGAGAAAACCTTTATTTGCCACAGCTATGCCTGTCGGCGCGGGAAGGGAGCGCAGCGGGCGGTTGCCGCGGTTCAGGCACTCTTGCGCGCCTCATGCCGAAACAACCCAAGCCCTTATATATTGAAGGCGGACATCAAGAGCTATTTCGCCAGCATCCGCCACGACGTGCTTTTTGCCGCCATCGAGCGGGTTATCTCCTGCGAGAAGACGCTGGCCTTGTGGCGCCGGATCTCTGCCGCCTATGGGCACGATGGCGGGGTTGGCCTGCCGGTCGGCGCCTTGACCAGCCAGCTGTCCGCCAATATCCTGCTGAATCAGGTTGACCATGAGTTGAACGACGGCATGGGGGTGCGGGGGTACGTCCGCTATATGGACGACACGGTGGTTGTGGCGCCAAACAAGACTGCGGCCAGCGAGAGCCTTGCGGCCATGCGCGAGGTTGCCGGTCGGCACGGGTTGACGCTGAACCCGAAAACGGCCATCTTCCCGGTCGCCCGGGGGGTGGACTTTTGCGGCTACAGGACCTGGCCGACCCATATCCTGCCGCGGAAGAAGAATATCGCCAGGGCCAGGCGAGAGCTGCGGACTTTGGCGCGGCTTACCGACGAAGGCCAGGTTTCGCCCGCCGCCGTCCCGTTGCGGGTGGATAGTTTTCTGGCGTATGCGAAGCATTGCAACGCCCACCGGACCACGGCGGGCATCCTGAACGACATCAATTATAAAGGAGGAGTCCCATGCAGATCAGCGATCATGTCTTGAGCGTCGGCGCACACACCCAGGAGTTGCCGCGCTTGGCGAAAGAGGCTATTGTTACGGTTTGGCAGGTGCCGGCCGAATACCAGCCCAGTGGCTACTTCGTCGCGGTGGACCCTGCTGGCGCCCCGGCCACCTTGCCTGCCTGTGATGGCGCCAGCGTTGTTCTGGTTGGTTCTTTGCCACTTTCGGCCGCTGCTGAGGAGCAGCTTGCCCAGGCCAAAGCCGAGCGCCTGGCGGCAATAAATGTCGCCTGCGACGCATCGTTGGCGGCGATCACCTCGATGTACCCGCGCGGCGAGATCAGCAGCTGGCCACAGCAGGTACAAGAGGCACAGGCGCTCTCTGTCGACCCATCTGCGGACGCCCCCTTGCTGGCCGCCCTGGCATCCGAGCGCGGCCTTGCCGTCTCCGATTTAGCCGGCCGCGTGCTCGCCAAGGCTGCGGCGTTTTCCGTGGTGAGCGGCCAGCTTATCGGCAGGAGACAGGCGCGCGAGGATGCCTTGGAGGCTGCGGCCACAACGGAAGAAGTATCTGTGGTGGAGTGGTGACCTAGTTTTGTTAGGCGCAATTTTCTCTTAAAGCAAATTTTGTGCCAACGCTTATTTTTTGGAGTTTCCCGTGGTTTGAATTTTCTGGTTTCATTTGCAAATTTTCTGATTTTACGTGCAAATTTACATTTACGAGTGGTCCCCGGAAGGAAAAGCCCCATCCAGAGAGTGCGGCCCACAGCAACGAAAAAAAGGGACCCAACTGAAAACAGTTGATTCCCTTTAAATTCTCACTTGGTGACCCCTACGGGACTCGAACCCGTGTTACCGGCGTGAGAGGCCAGCGTCCTAGACCGCTAGACGAAGGGGCCATGTTGTGCGCCATCTTTTACGTGATGGAAGGGGATTTGTCAATCTTTATTCTTGGTTTTTCGAGAAATAGCCTTCCTCGTCGCCCCCGGCAGCCATTTTTCTCCCCGCCTCCTCGGCCCGGGCAAGGGTTCCGCTGTCCAGGGCCAGTTCTCCACGCCCGTCCTTGCCCCTGACCAGAAACTCTCCGCCATAGGGCAGGCCCATGGCCTCGAAGGCGTATCTGGCGGTGAGGATGGCGCCATCGAAAACCTTCTGGCCTCGGGTGGCGGCCACCGAGAGCAGAAAGCCGGCCCGAAGGGGATCATCCCGCCACTCCCCTTTCCGCTCGCGCAGCCGCCGGTAACTCCACAGCGCCTGGCAGCGGTCGACAAAGGCCTTGGCCTGGGCGGTGATCCCATAAAAATAGATGGGCGAAGCGAGCACCACCCGGTCGGCCGCCTGGATCTTCGGATAGAGCTCCTGCATGGCGTCCTGCAGGACGCATTCCCCAGTTTTTTCGCAGCCGCCGCAGCCTATGCAGGGCTGGATATGAAGGTCCGTCAGGCGGACAAGCTCGAAATCGGCGCCGGCCTGTTCGGCCCCCCGCAAAAAAGCGCGCACCAGCGTCTCGGTGTTGCCCTTCTTCCGCGGGCTTCCATTGACGGCAAAAATCCTCAT